TGGACAGCACATCAGCAACGATGTAAAAAGAAGAAAACAAAGTAAACGCAAACGACTCACGTTTCGCATTGGCAGCCTAAACGCTGACTAGGGTTTCGATAGGTTTCCTCGTAACAGAATAACCTATCACTAATTTATGACTAATTTATGAGAAGGAATCATAATGTTAAACAGAGAATATTTTAGAGACTTTTATTATAAAACTATAACACCAAAAATTCTTGAGCGACTAAGAGTATATGGTCCATATGATAGGGCATTGTTTATTGAATGTGACAATGGATATTTGATTGAATTTGTTCAAGCAAATGAGATTCATGGAATTGATAATTCGGAAATTAAATCTGTTCCCATTGTTCAACGTATCGAACGTCCCGACAAAGTTTATGATTTAATTGTATTGTGTGAAAAAGACTATTCTACATATAGCAAAGAACAAATTTATGATTGGATTATAAAGTCTGCATCAAGAATTATTTTAATTATCGGAACTGAAGACTATATGTCAGAATTTAAATTTGGTAATCGTATGCGATATATGAGTTTATCGAATGACAATTTATCGAATGATATTGTATTAAAAGTTTATGAGTTTGATGAAAGTTTGAGAATTTATGAAAACACACATGATGAATAGGAATTGACATGGCAAATGGCATCTATAAAATTACTGAAGACTTTGAGAAAGCACTATGCGACTACACTGGTGCGCCATATGCAGTTACAGTTGACAATCAAAGCAATGCGTTATTTCTTGCTTTGATGTACGAAAAAGTCAAAGACACAAAAATCACAATTCCTTCAAGAACATATCCATCTGTGCCGTGTGAAATTATTCATGCTGGCGCTAAAGTTGAATTTGATTATGTTGAGGGTAAAACAATCAAAGGCGCATACCAACTCAAACCAACTAAAGTGTGGGACTCTGCTTTGCGCTTTACTGCTGACATGTACATTGAAAAAACACACATGTGTCTCAGCTTCACAGGTCCTTATAAGCACTTGAAGTTATCTAAGGGCGGTGCAATTCTCACAGACAACTACGAAGCAATGCTCTGGTTCAAACGTGCTAGATTCTCTGGTCGTAGAGAATGTTCGTATCACGAAGATCACTTTGACATGCTTGGTTGGAATTTCTACATGATGCCAGAACTTGCAACAAGAGGTCTATTAATGATGGGACAATTCTACAATGCAACCGACGGTAGCAAAAAGCATATGCCTGACATTGAACATGCATATCCAGATTTGAGTAAATTTGATATTTACAAACAATAAGGATTTATTATGGCGTTCTATACAAAAGATCAACTTCTAGAAATGGGATTTGCACACGTAGGTGAAAATGTTTTTCTATCCGACAAATCGTCCTACTACAATTGCAAAAACATCTATCTTGGCTCAAATGTGAGAATCGATGATTTCTGCATTATCTCTGCTGGAGAACATGGAATTCGTTTTGATGGATATAATCATATAGCGTGTTATTGTAGTATGATTGGCAAGAATTTAATTCACGTAAAAGAATTCACATGCGTATCTTCAAAGTCTGCAATTTATTCTAGTACAGATGATTACTCGGGAGCCGCACTTATCGGACCAACTATGCCTGATGAATATCGTAACGTTATTTCTGGTGACGTTATTTTAGAGAAACATGTTATTCTTGGCGCAGGCACAGTAGTGTTACCCAATGTTAACATTGGCGAAGGTGTTGCTGTTGGCGCACTCAGTCTTATCACCAAAGATTGTGATCCATGGTCAATCTATGTTGGTGTACCAGTCAAGAAAGTCAAAGATAGGAAAAAAACTTTGCTACAACAAGAACAACTTTTGAAAAGTACATTATGATCGCAACAGAAAAATCTTTAGAATTGCTGAGACACATTTCAGCTAATATGCAGGGTAGTACATTTCATCACCACAGTCATGTGCTATATGATTTGCCAATTAAAGAAAATGGTTACTACGTTGAGATTGGCTGTTTCGCAGGCGCAACAGCATCACTCATGTTGCACAAAGAAAAAATCAATGTAGTTTCAATTGACTTGGGCTATCCTGTACCACAAGCAACTGTTCTTGAAAATGTTGAGTTGTTTAATTTACACAACAATGCATTTCACTACATTGAAGGCAATTCACAATCACAAGACACTGTAGACCAACTGAAAAAAATCACACAAGAAATTGACATTCTCTTCATCGATGGCGGTCACTCGAAAGAAGATGTGATGAATGACTTTAATCTATATCATAAGATGGTTGTGCCTGGTGGCTATATTGTCTTTGATGACTACAATGATTCAGAGTATTCACCTGAAGTTAAGCCAACAGTAGATGAGATTGTAGAAAACACATCCGAATATGAAGTTATTGGTGTAATTGAGAACACACTCGGCGCAAGGCCAAGAACTTTGCTGGAAGGTAATTGTTTCATTTTGAGAAAACTGTAATGAAGTTTGCAATTGCAATATCTACATATCGTAGGGGTGACGGCAGTACACCCGAGTATATCACAAAGGCACTTGAATCTGTTAAAGCACAGACGCATCAAGACTTTAAGGTATTCTTGATCGGCGATGACTACGATAATCATGATGAGTTTGAAGAATTCGGTAGCATGTTTTCTTCAGATAAAATTTACAAAAGAAATCTTCCTGTTGCAGTAGAGCGAAGCAAATACACTATGGGCACTAGAGAACTCTGGTGTTCTGGTGGTGTCAATGCACATAACATTTTGATTGATGAAATTCTATCGCAGGGCTATGAATACATCTGTCACTTAGACCATGATGATTATTGGTCTGAAGATCACTTAGAACAAATCAATAAAGTTGTATGTTCACAGGAAGATGTTGCTTGTGTATATACATGTTCAACGTATCCGAACGGTTCTTATTTGCCTAGAATTCCAACACTTGATGGCACTGTGTACTATTCATATCCAACACCAGTGAATGTAGTGCATTCATCAACTTGTATTAATTACAAGAAAGTTTTACTCCGATATCGTGACGTTTATGCTGAAACTGGTCAAGTTTTAGAGGGCGACATTGATATGTGGAATAGATTAAAAGATTTTTGTGAAAAAAACGCACTGAAGTCTTTTCTAGTATCTAAAGTAACGTGCTTTCATGAAGAAGAAAAGAACGCTAAATAGATGACCCACTAAACATTTGTGGGTATTTTACACAATTCAGAAGACATACTGAAGAAAGCAAAAGAATTAAAAGCGTTTATTGATAACGCTTAATTAGTTTGCAGGAGGGGTACAATACATCTCTCCGTTCAAAAAAGAAAGGAAAATATGAGAGCATTACTCGCCGTAATATTTTTAGTAATATTGTCAATCACACCCATATCACACGCATCAGCATCACTACCAACACTAAAAGAGTTATCAGAACTAACATCATCATCTCAAAAAACTTCAAGTAAGTCTGACTTGTATTGGATGGCGATGAACATTTATCACGAAGCTGGCAATCAACCACTCATTGGAAAGATTGCAGTCGGCATCGTAACATTAAACAGAGTAAACGATAAGAGATATCCAAAAAACATTCGTGACGTGGTGACTGATCCGTACCAATTTTCTTGGTACAACAGTAAAAGTGCAAATACACCGCCAATGAGCAATGCGAGATGGAGAGAGTCATACGAAGTGGCAAAACTTCTATTGACAAAAGCGATAGGCAATGATATAATTAAACTCTTAGAGGGTGCAACACACTTTCATGCAACAAGTGTTAAGCCAGATTGGATTAACAAAGTGCATAGAGTCGCACAAATCGAAGGACATGTCTTTTATCGTTTACCATAGGAAATTACATCATGAATATTATGAAAAAGAAAATTGAAATAAAAACGTATCAGCGCAAGAACGGATATCCAGCATCTTACTATGCAACAGAAACAGAGATGAGTAATCCAAATTTTCGTTCTGCTAAACCTGCAGTTAATAAAACACAGTTTGGACATTTTAGAAATGGTAGAATCACCTCGGTCCGTAGCAATGAATCTTAAAATATTGACACAGAAAGAATTTGAAGCAGAGATTAAGAAAATTCAACGTGATAAGTTTCCGATCACAATGATTGACGCCATCTTAGAATACTGCACAATCAAAAACGTTGAAGTCGAAACTGCGGCATCTCTAATCACTCCTCGAATGAAGTCTGCTATTGAGGGTGAAGCGATGAAGTTGAAGATGATTGCACCGAAAGCAAGATTGCCTATTGAGGTGGATGATTAATGAAGATGGATGCTATAGACGCATACAAAGTTTATTTGGGAGTTAAGAATCACTTCATGCAAGACAACTACGATTGGTTCAAGTACAACAAGAAAGTCAATGTCACATACGATTCTTTTCTGAAACGTAAAGACAAAATCTTTTTTGCTAAACTCGGCAATCGTAAAGATGCTTACTTAGAAGAATTTTTAGTTTCTAATTTTTTATACGACACAAAGATGTGGGTAGGCGAACTTCTATCTGAAGAGTGTGAAGAACGTTACAAACAATGGAAACGTAAGCAAGAATCTCTGACGTATGTATTTAAGAATGAGATGGATTTTATCTCTGGTTGGAAGCCAGATGAATTGAATGAATTTTTTAGTGCTAAAGATGGCGATCACCCGCCAATTATTAAAAAGTATTTAAGAAAAGAAATCAGCCTCGAGACACTCGCAATATTGAATTCGATGTTGCATTTTGTTAAAAGGTATGATACAATGATACATGATCCAATCTACAAAGAGGTAAGCAAACTGTGCAAAAAGTACCAGCCCTTTTTAAACTACGATACGGCAAAGATGAAAAAGTCACTCAGAGAACTAGTGGTGACTTAGTGGCAGTAATGCGTAAACCCAGCAAGGTTTGCCGTCTATTGTCACGAACAGAGAATTGTGATCGACTATATAATACAGTAGATTATGATAAAAGTGGACAAGCAAAACATACATTTAATACTTAACATACGAGGAATATACACATATGGCATCAACATCATTTGCAGATTTGAAAAAGTCACGCACCAAAGATTTGGAAAAACTCACAGACGCAGTTTCCAAACTCACCAATAAAGAAGAAGGTAAGAAGTCTTATGAAGACACCCGATTCTGGAAACCCACAGTAGACAAAGCAGGCAACGGATTCGCAACGATTCGTTTTCTTCCCGCACCCGCAGGTGAAGACGTGCCTTGGGTTCAAGTATTTCAACATTCATTTCAAGGTCCTGGTGGATGGTACATTGAAAATTCGTTGACTACACTCAACAAGAAAGACCCTGTGTCTGAACACAATAGCATTCTCTGGAACTCTGGTTCAGATGCTAACAAAGATATTGCACGTAAGCAAAAGCGAAAGTTGCAGTATATCGCAAACGTTTATATTGTCAAAGATCCTGCAAACTCTGACAATGACGGAACAGTTAAGTTGTTCAAATTCGGCAAAAAGATTTTCGACAAGTTAAACGAAAAGATGAACCCTGAGTTTGAAGATGAGACTGCTGTTAATCCATTCGATCTCTGGGAAGGTGCGAACTTCAAGTTGAAGATTCGTAAAGTTGAAGGCTATCAGAATTATGATAAGTCTGAGTTTGACACTCCGGGACCATTGTCTGGTGACGAAGATGATCTAGAACGTATTTGGAAACAAGAGTACAAATTGTCTGAGTTCTTAGATGAAAAGAACTTTAAGTCTTATGATGAGTTGAAGGCACGTTTGAACAAAGTGCTTGGACTTGATGGTGGTTCTTCTGAAGATAATTATCAGTCCACTAAGCCTAACGTACCAGTTACTGCTTCATCTAAACCAGCGCCAGCACCTGCTAAGAAAACTACAGTTGCAGACTCACTTGATGATGATGAAGACTTGAGTTATTTTGAGAAATTAGCTGAAGATTAATCTTTTACTTCAGCGACTTGGGGAAGCAGTAAAATGCTTCCCTTTTTTTATGCCACGTTTGAAGCAGTGCCTCTAATAGGATCAACAACGCTACTCAGACTGTTGTAGTAATTCGTAACGGCAGAGTTATCAACTCTAGGTCCCGTAACTGTTGTAACATTTGTTGTTCCACCACCAGATGAACCACTTGATGACGCTTCTACCAATACGTTTGCTGGTCTGCTACCACCAGCTACAGAAGCACTAACAAAATCGTCAACGCTTAATCCTGCTGATGTTCCTTCAATGTCATATACAGGTCTTCCAGCAGTATCAATCAACAATGCGCCAGGGAATTTATTTTCAATAAATTTACCATCTTTCAAACTATAAACCATAGGAATACCACCAGCGGTGGCTTCTTTAACTATAACTCGTTCAGCGCCATTTCGCAAATCGGTGTCAGTAGGATCATTACCATATTCGGCTTCTGTTGCTTCTGTTGTATATGCTCTTTGTCTGTTTGCAGTATCAATCAATTGTGCTATACGATTCGACTCTGCAACGTTATTTGCATATATTCCTTTTTCTACAGAGGTATCAAGTGCGTATTTACCTCTTGTTAAATCGGGAATAAGTCCACGACTAATTTCATCCAATGAGTATGAACCTAAAGCATTAGCGGCCTTATCTAACTTGTCCAAGTTTTCATCTTTTGCAACTTTCTTGAATTCATCTCTAACCCAATCAATAATATCTTTTGCGAGTGAATTCAGATTTGTGCTTTCGGTTGGTGTTGGCCAACTCAATACCTCAGTCGCACTATCGGCTGAAAGTGATGCGAGACTCGGAGCGCCTTTTCCAACAAGCATTGATATTCTATCAAATTGAACTTTCATGTAAATGAAATCATATGGAGATGCAATCTTAGTAACTTGTTCTGATGATTTAGTTGCATTGAATGCTACTCTCAATAATCCATATGCGATTGTTTTATATGCATCAGGAACAGCATGATAGTCCAATGTTTCATACATAGTCTGAATTGCATTGACATTATTATTTCCTGTTACGTACATTGCGGCATGAAACTTAGGCTCTTTTGGTGGAGGTGCAGAACCTCCGCCACCACCATATATAGAATCTACAATCATAAACACAGCAACTGCGGCTAGTACATATGGTGCGGCAGCGGCCAGAGATGCGCCAATACCAGATGATGCACCTGCGA